AAGAATTTGTTATATTCTTATCAATAATCTCTTTATTTTTAGGCACGCCTTTTTCTTCTTGAATTTTCTCAAGATTGTCGAGAACCCTTTTCAGGGCTGGTATGATATCAACTAAACTATCCACATAAATTATTTAATCAAGAATCAAAGAAAGAAACATCAATTTCCAATGTGCTTTCTCCACTTTCCGTATTAAATGATAATGCATCCAATTCTGCTTGCTTTATATCTTGAATAAAATCAACGATTTGTTTATTGACAGATAATGGCAAGTTATCTACAATCTTAACACGATCTCGAACTGCCAAATCTTGAAAATTTAAAATATCGTCTTTTACTGAAACTGATTTAATGTACTTTACAATTTCAAATGTGTATATATTACTAAGACTTTTACCCACTTCTTTTTCAGAATCTTTCTTAACAATATCGATACAACTGTTTATAACTTGACTTTCTGCGATTAATGTTGGGACTTCAAGTTCAACTGAAATTGGACCCTTGATTATTTTAGATAATTTATGAGATAATTTTTTAGTCTTTTCTATAATACTATCTAAAACATCATATTTACCATTTTTTAATTTTACAATAGTTCCAACGCTATCTTTTCGAAGCTGTAAAACAATTAATAGTTTATCTACGACTTTGATGTCTTTATCCTTTGTGTTTTCCAGTATAATATCGTTTAAATTTCTTTGAAATTTTAAAGGTCCGGTTATACCTTCGCTTATAGTTGAAATTATATCTTTCTGTTGTTTAAAATTAAGAGGTTCGCAATCAACAGTTGATTGTCTTGAAATTACATCAACTTTAAAATTATCTGATTTTAATTCATTTACTTTATTCAAGAAATTTTTGATATTATCTTCCATATGAGATATTTACAAAAATGTATTAAAAATCAAGCGATGGTAGTGTATTTTTTTGTTGTTCCATTTCCTCGTTGTATTTTTTCACGTAAAAATCAATGTCTTTTATATCCGAATATAATATAGCATCGCAACTCATTCGTTTAGATAAGTAAAATATAATATCTTGGAAATATTCTTTGCTATAGTTAGAAAATAAATTTTTTAAAAATAATACTACATCATTGGTATAAAAATTTATTTTAAATTTGGATAACGACTCGTTGTTCAACTTAAAAATTTTAGATTGGTCAGCAATTAACCCTTTCATTACTTTTAAAAATAAATTAGCCGGTAATTTATCAATAATCGTTTGTTTATTTTCTCTTGATAACTGATTGAAATCCAGAAAAACATCATTTATACTTATTGATGATATTAAATCATATATAGGAGTGTGTTGATCGCTTGGTTGAAAAGTTTTCGGAATTTGGAGTTCGAATGAAAAATAATCATTTGAAAAAACTTTAGGAGATTGTATATCGTCAGTTAATTCTTGAAGTAGATAAAAGATCGGTATTTTGGTTTGAGATCCGTCAATTGTGAATGTTAAGTAATCATTAACATGGTATTCCCACTTTATTAAAATATTTTTAAATTTTTGATAAATATTCTCTCCCTCAAAACTATTTATAAATTCATAAAATTTAATTTCTTGATTCGTATCAAGCCACTCTGAAATTTCTTTAATTTTTTCAAATGATAATCTCATTTACATAATTACAATTTTTCATAATTTTGACAAGCAAATGTAACTGACTTCATTTTAAAGTCAGTGTTTTGATAATTGAGCGTGTATCCTTCTACGCTTTTAGGGAACACTTTATTAAACTTAAACCCCTTTCTTAAATTTCCTCGATTATCATATTGCTTTATAACCATAGTTCCCTTTAGATTTGGACCATTTTCAACAAGTCCCTTAATTCCAACCGCGATCATCCAAGGTCTGAAGTAATTTTGTTCGAGGTCTTCATTAGTTTCCAATATATTTACTGAAAGTTGCCTACTGAGAAAATCGTTTCTGCTGTTCATTACATACGATGGTAAAAAACCGCCCGAATTATTCATACTCGCAGTTCCAAATACAGCTTGTTCATCGGGCAATCCAACCTCTTGAGCAACTAATATATTACCGTTTCGTGTCATTTCCTCGGGGCTTGTGGTAGCTCTCCATTTTTCTTGCGCCGATTGAAGTACAGAATTTATAGCATCCGTACTTACACCGTCGATGCTGACAGACCAAAAGACAGGGAGACTAAGACAAAACTTAGCCTCCCTGCTGAATGCGTTTAAGAAATCGTTAATCTGAATGCCCATATAAAATATTTAATGAGCGATTCGATTATATCATCTAGAAAAATCTTCGTAGAAGTGATATGAAAATGTAGATGTGAATGTCTTAATGTCACCACTGCCATCCGCAATTGCATAATCGATATTTCCAATATCTCTGATACCAACACCGATAAGTTTGATGGTTTTAATAACTTCCAGTGGATTACCGCTGGTTGCGTTGATATCTCTTGTGCATGGGATGGAAAGTAGATCCAATGTAATTGTGCTTTCTGGACCCGGCATACACATATTAGCAGTCGTGTCCTCGTTGTTGAAAGCGACGCGGGATGCTTTTTCTAATTTTGTTCTGAGATCAAGAGCTTGATCGCAGTAGAATTCGATAGCGTATCCTTCAGCACTGCCGTATGTAGCTCTGCCTCCCAAATTAAAAATTTGACCAGCATAGCTGACTGTTTTATTTTCAATAGTGCGGGTTGGTAAACTACCGGTTCTAGCATAAACGAGATCAGTCTCTCCGTTTAGATTTAAACCGGGAAAAGAAATTTGCTTAACTCTGAATAAGAAGTCTCTAGCGAATTGCTTTTGAGCTGCTTGAGTGAAGAATGTTTGAATGTTTGCTGGCATATATTTATTTAGTTAAATTTGCGATAATATAATCATAGTAATTTTAAAACTGGGGTAGTTTTACCCACCCCAGTTTTAAATGTGATTAGATCAATTCTTGGAAGCTTGCATCCGTTCTTGTCGCAGTAAACTGGACGAGAATAAACTCCGAAGCTCGCACTGGTTTGATGAAGATATCTGCTCTAAGTTCATTATTATCAATAACTTCAGGAGTGTTGTTTCTTTCATCACACACAATAAGATAATCGTATAGTCCTTGGTTTTGCTTAGCAAACTCGAACAGCGGTGTCAATGTATTGACATATCGTGTTCTGGTAAACTCAGTGTTCGGTTCAAACAAGAAGTACTTAGATACTTTCTTGGTGGGTCTTTCAAGAGCTAAGAACAATCTACGAACATTGATTCTATCGAATGCGCTTGGCTTGCGGCTAAGTGTCTTCTGACCAATGATAACTATACCATCGCTTGCGCTGAATGACACCGGGTTGATGTTGGCTTTGTATAACTCATCGCGTTGTTTCTGATTGGGATTAATCGCAATATCAAGAGCTGATGTTGTCAACAATCCTCGATTGTATCCCGCTGAAGCAATCCAAGGGAACTCATTGGCATCGGTTCTTGCATAGGTTGCGGCTGCGTATCCAGAGAATGGAACCCAAATCTTCTCACCTGAGAATTCTTCATAAACTTGAACCCAGTTTCCATACACAGATGCGTATGAAGTATTCTCAAGTCCGAATTGATGTCTGATTGGCCAATAAACATCTTGTTGGAAGTTTTTGGTTTTATCGGAAAGAATCTTGGTATTTCTGCCAGTAACCACAATGTGACGAAGAATATCGGAAATAAACATACAATCTCCGCGACCACCTGTGTTGCTAGGAAGATTACAGAAATTTTCAAACTGGTTGAAAATTGCACTGTAATTTGATCTGATTTCAGTGGCTTCAGGTATATTGAAGATATCGTTTGATGTTCTCAGGGTTGATAGCTTGCTGTTTAGTGTGCTGGAATACAATGTATCATCATAGTATGGTGTACCTGCGGCACATGCCATTGCGAAAATTGTACCAAGACCACCCTCGACAACAATATCAATATCATAAACTTCGTCGTTCTTGATAGTTTCAAGTGCGCGATTGATCTTGGTTGGGATGTTACCAATAATCTTTTGTTTAATAACAGTATCGCTGAATGCGCCCAATGGATAGAGGTTATCAGCATATCCGATAACAGATGATAAGGACTGTAAGCTGCTCAATGGAACTCCGACACTTCCTGAGATGTTGCTGTAGTTGCTGATTGCGCCTCTAGTTAGAACTCTGATTTTCTTCCGTGGAATGCCTTCAGGGTTCAAGCTGCTTTCGCTATACTTGTTTGAAATGTATGGGTTGACCAAGATTTCGATGTTTCTGCTGTTGTTATCAACAGATTCCAAGAAGAAAGGTATTGCTGGTCCACCTCTTGGGTTGAGTTGAGTTCTAAATGTGTCGATAGATCCGACAATCGCGTCATCAAGGACGAAATCAAGCTTGAATGACTCGTTGGCATATAAGCTCTTACGAATCTTGAAAACACCAACATTTAGCAGGTCATCATCTTGAGCATCATCGATATTGTAATCGGTGAGATTCTCCATGATTTCAGAAATGCTGTTTGAACCGTCGGATGATGTTGATGATAGTTTAAATTGAAGAGTTCCGTTTGGAACATTTGTATAAGATCCTCCGACAACTCTGTTTGCGCTGGTTGATACGGTTTTTAAACCCAACACGGCGTCATAATTTGTAGCCGGGTTGATGTTGGTATTGTCAGCGATACCGAGATAGTAACCTTCGAACTGTCCATTGATTGTTGTCTGCGCCTTATTAAGAACTATGATACCAGCACCTCCGATAGCATTCAATGCTGATAATCCCGACACATCAGCGCTTGTAGTAGACCAATCAAACAAACTACCTTCAAGAGCTTGTCTGTATTCAGTTTCATTTAAATTGAAGTGGACTGGCTCGCCTAAGAAATAAGAGCCGGATGCCGCATCGAGAGATGTTGAAAGTGCACCATTTGTGTAATTTCTGACGGGATAAACCAGAGCTGAATATTGACTTCCGAATCCATCACCGGAGTTTTCTCCATATGGAAGTCTAAAAGTGTAAATGTTTGCTGGAGAATTTAAAAGTTCTCTAACGGTGTAATAAAAATAACGCTCAGAGCTGTTTGTCGGAACGCCGTAGATTTGTTCCAGTTCATCGCGGGTTGTTACTTTTAAAACTTCATCAGTTGGTCCTTGATTTGTAAATCCTGTTACGAAAACGTTTGTCCCGATATTTTGAGGAATTCTGAGAGATAAATCTCTTTCGAAAATTTCTACACCGGGGCTATTTATTGTTCTTGTTGCCATAAATCTATTTAATCTTTATCAGCAAGAAAATTTAAATTTG